AGTCCTGAACAGTGCACACGAAATTGTCAAGCGTGGATAGGACTACACGGAGCAAGCGGCGCAGGCGGGCGAATCTCCGCGGCAAACGTTCCGAAAGGTTATCGGAATCTAACGCTAAAGGATTCGCCAGCCCGCGAAAGTCAGTCGAAAATATACGCTACGTTCGATAAGTATGCGGAGACTTTTGAGCGGCAGTTTAATCCGGAAAGAAGCGAAGCAGCCGAGCGAATTAAATCGTTCTACTTATGGAGCGCGCAACCTGGCACGGGAAAAACGACGTCGGCTAGTGCGCTCATAAACGAATATATCATCGCCCATTACGTAGGCGCGTTGAAGCTCGGCTTGACGCCACAACAGCGCCCGGCGTACTTCCTTTCGGTGAACGGACTACACCAAGCGCATAAAACGGCGTATTCACCTGGCGCACAAGAAACGAAGGATAAATACGGAGAAACGGTAACGCGAGAGGTCGAACGCTCGAAACAAGCGCCATTCCTCGTTATGGACGACGTAGGCGTACGGTCAAAGGTGAGCGATAGTTTTATCGGCGTATTGTACGACATTATTGATTCGCGCACAACTGACGACTTGCCTACGATATATACGTCGAATAAGCCGTTGCATGGGGCGGAGGAAACGCCGTCCGGACTATACGACCTATTTTACGATGAAGATCCGGAAGGGAAAATCGTCGATAGAATGCGCGATCAATGTGCGGTAGTGGAGTTCGGAGGAACGAGTAAGCGAGGAAGACGGTAGCTGAACGAAAATATCATTTTATGGGAGGTTTGAAGAATGAATTGGATAAAGCATTTTGTTTGGTTTATTAAAGAGAGTAAACATTTTTTAGATTGTAGTTATCTAAGCCTAATTAAAAAAGGCGGTATAAGAAAAGCTATCGTACATGCTAATTTTATGGTTAAGTGGGATAAATTGTCGCCTAAACAAAAGGAAATTTATTATTTAACAGAAGATAGAACGATTGAGTTTCAAACAAATAATCCGATAAAAGAGTAATTTCGAAAGGTGGTTATACAGTGAAATGCAAAATGTGTGTCGCGAAGAAAGAAGGATTAACCGAACCTATCGTACTCGAAGATATGTGCGCCAAGTGTAGGAAGTCAATCGGAATCATTAAGGAGGACGAAAACTTGACGAAGAAACTACTCGGATACACTTTATCTGGCGCCCTTTCAATCGGCGCCTACGCACTAACCGCGCACCTAAAGCGCAATCGAACGGAAAAGGAAGCGGGCAAATATGCGGAGGAACCTCCACGCCCCGAAATTGCAGGCTTTACGTGGATTTCCTACGACCCGGCGGAAGAGGAACCATTATTTGCGGAAGGTGACGTCGTTCACTTATTCAATCCGTATATAGGCGCCATATGGGTCGACTCAGAACGTTTTCCGATCGAGTTTAAGGTTGCGGAGGTTAAGTTCGACGAAAGCGAAGGAAGGTACCGTTATAAACTAGCTCCTAACTCTTCCGGTTCTGATACCGGAGGCGTAGCGACATTAGACGAAGGTGATTACGTAGAAAACTTCGACTACGACCGTTATTATTCCGAAAACTGGCTTCAATTTCCGGAGTTTGAAAGCGCATCGAAAAAGGCGGACGAACTTGCGGAGGAAGCCGAAGACGCCGAGCAAGCGGAAGCCGCCCGTAAATTCGAAATCGACTATCACCTTGCGTGGCTGCACGACGCTAAAGTATCCGGAGATTCGAAGGCATATGCGGAAGCTGAGGCGGAGTTGAAGCGGTTAACCGGCAAGGAGGGCGAACAAGGATGAGCGAATACAATCGCGCAATAGAGAGGCGGAGGTTAATCGAAGAGATTGGACGATTAAAGGACGAAAACGAAAGGTTGTCGGAAATAGTTCGTGATGCGGAGCAACGAAGAAACGAAGAGGTCGAAAGTATGCGCGAACAACTCCGCATATTCGACCGAGAACTCCGAAAATGGAAGGGAGCGGGTCGATCTAATGGTTAGATACGTACACTATACGCATGAAGGCGACGACGGACTTATCCACTGCCATTACTTCGATATATTCGGAACAAGAACGTTAGTCGCTTGGTCTGAATCCGTTTGGTACACGAAAGATAAAATGAGAAAGATTCCGATATGGATTGACCGAAAAGGGTTATTTATCGGAAAGTTAGCGGTTAAGACCGGAAAACGGAAGGAGTGATTAAATGAGCGGATACGGCGAATCTTTACTATCGAAGGTATTAGATACGAACGACGCGCAAGCCTTCAAGCGGTTCGGCGTCAATAAGGACGACTTTGCTACGGAAACCGAACGCCAGGTTTACGAATTTATTTCGGAATACGCCGAAACTAACCGCGGTCAAACGCCTGACTACCGAACAGTGGTCGAAAAGCATCCGGACTTTTATTACCGCGAGGGAACAACGGATCAGTACGAATGGTTGGTCGATAATCTGAAGCAAGAGGCGTTATTGCGGAAGTTTACAGAGTTTGCGGGCGAAGGCGGCATGCAGCGGATTTACGACGAACATTACAAAAATCCGCGAGAAATGTTTGAACGCTTGAAATCCGAGTTGGATAATATTACAATGGGAACAGATGTTCGTAATAAAGTAGGAACAAGCGTTAAGGATATCGACGAGTTCAAAGCGGAATACGAGCGCCGAAAACGCGGGGAATCACACAAAACGTGGCGAAGCGCTTACTCAATCGTTAATGACGCAGGCAGTTACACGTCCTCGAATGTTTACGTATATTACGGAGAGTCAGGACGAGGTAAGTCGGCTTGTACGATAGAAGAAGCGGTTGAGCTCGGATTCCAAGGGGCGAACGTTCTGCTTTGGTCGCTAGAAATGGGATCGTACGAGGTGCTAGTCCGTCTATATACGCTGATTTCTCGTAGGATGGGCGTAACGATTGCGGAGTTAAACGGCGTCAATATGGAGGCGGGATTTTCCTCGAAAGAGATAAGGCAAGGCGCACTAGCGGAGGATTTTGAGGAAATGTTCTACGACTTCCTTTCGCAAATGAACGACCTTCTACCTGGCAACATTACGGTAAGGGCGGTCGATGACGACGATTTCATGCGCCGAAACTTAGCGGAGCTAGAATCGAACATCATGCAAACGGACGCTGACGTCGTAATTATCGACCCATTCTATTATCTCGATTACGAAAAGAACACGTCGAAAACAACCGGAGGAGACGCGGCTGCTACGTCGATGAAACTACGTAGATTAGCTGGAAGGACGCAGACCGTTATCATCGCCTTAACGCAAGCGGACGCTAAGAAATCGGAGAAGGACGAGGACGGCGTGCGCGAACTAAGACTTCCGGAAAGAGACGAAGTAAAGAAAACGACGCAATTAATGGAAGACGCTGCGCTATTGATCGCCGTAGATACGAATTATAAGGAAGGTCGCGGCCTAGTCGGCATAAACAAAGGACGAGACGGCGGAGAGGATGACGTTTGCGAAATCGTTTATCTTCCGCATATTGGCGTCATTAAAGAGCAAGAAAAAGGCGAAGCGCTTGCGGAAATGTTCTAGGCGTGTACGCTTGTTTCGGGGTTGTACTATTAATAACGAGGAGGAGTTAATTATGGTCGGAGGTCATTACAAGAAATGCGAACACAAATATAGTTTGATTGACAAATTCGAGAAAAGAAGAAAAATGAGAGGTACAGCAGCGGTAACAGAAGATGTTTACGGAAATTTTATATGCGAGAAGTGCTTACGAAAAGAAACTGTATTATTAAAGCGAGGGTTTTAATTTAACAACGAATAAGGAGGTTATCGAATGGGCGTAGTTACCGGAATAACAGTATTCATTTTCGTAATCCTCGGTCTTTGGTATGCTGCTAAAGACGGCGGAGCGCCGATGGATACGTTTTACTAAAAGGAGCTGATCGAATGCCAAACGTAAGAATCCGAGGTCATGATATAGAAGTCGACGTCCGCACCGAACTAGAAGCGCACGATTTCGAACGCCCACGCTGGACCGGCGACAAACTCATCGCCTGCTCCCCGTTCCGTTCCGAAAGCGCTCCGTCCTTCTTCGTCAATTTAGACGGAGAGTATGCCGGAACTTGGGGCGACTCGGGCGCATATGATTCGGAATGGGCTTCCGGCAACCTTACGAAATTGCTGGCGTTCTTACGAGGAGAAACTTACGAGGAAACCGAGGAATATTTGCTCGATTTATATGCTCCGCAAGTGCTGACGGACGACGCCAAGGATTTCCGGATTCCTTCGTTAAATACGCGTAAGGTTGAGCGCAAGCCGGTCGTACTTTCGGAGGATACTCTCACGCCGTACTTATTCCGACATAATTATCTTTCGGAACGCGGAATCTCCGAAAAGGTACAGCGCTTTATGGGCGTGGGTTACTCGAAAAAGGATCGGGCGGTTACGTTACCTTGGCGCCATGCTGACGGTAGCCTAGCGAACATGAAATATCGTAAAGTGTTCGGCAAATACTTCTGGTACTATCCGGGCGGTGAGCCGATTAAGAACCTCGTATATGGGGCGCATTACATTTACGAGCATAACATTACGGAAGCTATCGTATGTGAAGCGGAAATTGACGCCTTGACGTGGTTGAGCGTAGGAAAGCCCGCGATTGCGTTAGGTGGCTCCGTGATAACCGAAAGGAAACTCGATATTATTCGGAGGTCGCCGTTGGAGAGCGTAGTGATTTGCGCCGATAATGACGAACAGGGCGAGAAAATGCGAAGGCAGTTGACGAAGGGATTACGGGGGTTTGTGAAACTTAAACGCGTAGATATTCCGTCTAATTGGAAAGGCGAACGTCTGAAGGACGCGAATGAAGCGCATTGTAATGGCGTCGACCTTGCGGAGTTAGAAGCGAAGGACATTCCGATGAAGTTCGACATAAACTGTCGAAAATAGGCGAACGATAACCGAACAAATCGAACATTGAAAACGTTATAATGTAGGGACAATATTTCGAAGTTGTCGGCGGAGTTTAATTTGTCGGTACTGCGTACGGTGGTACTCGGCGTTGAAAGAAAAACGGGTAATCCCGCTATTCTTCGCCCTCTCCTTTTTCGACCCATTCGTAAAGTGATTCCGCAGTACATCCGAGTATATGAGCGAACTCGGCTGCGGTGGGTAGCGCCATGTGCTTGCGATCGTGGCAGTAGTCGTTGATGATTTGCTTGGAGCGTCCGGATTTACGTGCGAGGTCAACTTGTCGCATATCAACCTCGCGCAATCGGTCGAGGAGAAGGCATTTACCGAAATTGTACGACATACGGCCGTCTCTCCTCCGCCTTATTAGCAATATTTCCAATTATATCTATATGTTAGATTATACTTTAAATGTAATTATACCGAAAGTCCTAGTATTTTATATTAACAACTTCTTCGATAGGTACTTTTAAATATACGCATATTTTTCCGACGGTAGTTAAACTCATTGACTCCTTCTTTTTAATTTTCGCAGTAGTTTTTGGACTCAACCCTAGATCCTTACCCATTTCTGCAATTCCAATCCCTTTGTCATAAAGAGTTTTAACTAACGGAGAATAATCAATTACAAAATTATTCATTGTTTTCACCTTCCTTTATATAAATATATGTTTACAAAAGGGAATATATGATTTACAATTCTAGTATAGACTTACTTAACAACGATTTCAACAATTTCGCAGGAAAGGGAGTTTAGAATATGGGAAGCGTACTTTTAATGGTAGAGAACGGACTGCAAGTTAAAGGAATTAACCAAAAAACATTCGCAGAAAGTATCGGAGTAAAACCTGCTACAATATCTAAAGTATTCAAAGGCACATCTGAACTAGGCTTCTTATATATGTCGAAAGCGTCTCGTTTATTGTGCGATGGAAAAGATAGTATATTACGGGCTGCTTGCGTTAATTATTACGAAAAACCGGAGAACGTTAAACTTTCATTAGAGTACCTTTCGACTAACCGTTACCTGGACGATTTGAAATCGTTGTTAGATAATTGCTATTTTAACGAAAAGGACGAGCAGTGGCGCACGACATATCAAATAGTTTACGACTTCCAATCAAGAGAAGTACCAAACGAGGAATTACTATTTAATATCAGAGAC